TTAATGAATTTACAGTATAATCAAAATCATGCAATTCAAATCTCTCAGTTTTTGGGATAGTAGTATCAGAAATACCAGTAGTATTAAAGTATTCAAAACCAATTTCATCAGATGATAATGTACTACCAACAGGAACAACCTTATACATTACTTTAATATCAGTATATGGATGTAAGTTTGCTGAGAACATTACCTTAAGACTATTTGCAGGATTTGTTAATTCTACAAATTTAGAAATATAAATTGCTTTATTTAAATCTCCAGATGACTTTCTAGAAAGAGCATTATCGATTGAAATATTATTAATTCTATTTGTTGTTGTAATTAAACTGGTTCTATCTAAATCAACCACAGGGGAAATGTTTTCATTATTTGAAAGCATATTAATTTCATAGATAATTGATTTAGAACCATTCAAGTGAGTGTCTTCATTTACTTGTGAACAAATCAGTTTTTGGTTATTTAAAATATTTGGTTGATTCACGATAACATCTTCATATGATCCGTCATTAACAAAAGAACTTTCAAGAATTGTTTGTCCATTATCATTGATAGAAGTTCCAGATACACAATTGAATCTGTGTAAGCACTCTGTATTTGGTAGTCTTAGTTGGGTAATCTGTGGGGTCAAACACTCAAATGCAACGTTTTGTGTGGCATACACATACGCACCACCACCAACAATACCATTAGTTGCAATTGAATCTGTTCCAATTTCATAAGTATCTAGAGTTGGATTATCAATTCCCTCATGTGCTCTATTAATCTCAGTTAGTGGGATACCATCATAATTATAACACTCAACTAATTCGGAAACATCATGGGCAACTAATGAAGATCCAGCTGCGGCTCTTCCACCTGATGGAATGGTTAGAATTTTACCATCATCACTTACTGCTGAATATTTAATAATCTCATTGCCAATTTTAATATATGCTGGATTTGCAATTTCAATTGGTAATCCATTAATTACTGTATGGAACGCTGATGCATCATTGACATGTAGTTCAAAATCACTACCAACACCATCTGAAGTTGTAAGTCCATTTGTATGGAATGCTGAATCAATAGTTGTATCAGCAACTTCAGAAACTACTCCGCTAATCACAACGGAGTTTGCTGGATCATGCATACCATGATTTTGGTGAGTGATTGTAATTTTATTAGATACATTATAGTAAGATGGATTTACTGTTGCATATCTATTAATATCATCACCTGAAGTGCTAATACCACCAGTTGCAATAACACCAGATCCAACTACAGATCCACTAACTGTCATAGTTACTGTATCACCAACAGTTAATGTTCCTGTTAATGATTTTACTGTAATTACTCTAGTTCCACTGTTCCAGTTAGTTACAGTTGCTGATGCCCCACCACTAGTTGTAATCTTTTGCCCAACAGTAAAGGTTCCAGTAAATCCAGAAGTTAATGTAATAGATGCTAATGATCTACTGGAAACAATTCTATAAACTGCAAGAGCTCCACCAGTTACACCAGTTCTAAATGTTCCACTAACATCATCTACAATAATATAACCATTATTTCCACCAGTTCCCTGAACAACTTCTCTAATGATAGCAGAAGGTGCTGGTGATTGGTCAGTCATACTAATTTCTGCACCAACAGTGTATGAGATTGATGATGCATTTAATGTAATCTTTAATTGTGGTTTTGTTGTGGCAATAGGATTGTCAATCAAATTATGGATTTGACCATTTCCAATTCCAAGTTCAGCATTATTAAATACTGCTCTACCTGCAGTATTAGTTTGGAAAACGGCTTTATACATGCTAAATTTCAAATCTTCATATTGATCTGCAGTCCATGTAGTTGCGTTTTGTGATTTGAATAAGACACCAGCATAAGGTTGTTCTGAAATGGTTCTATCATTTGAAATATCATTCTCACCCATTCTTGAAATCCATACTTTATATTCATTGGAATCAGTAAATAGAACAAAAGCATACTCTTGTGATTCCTGTAAGAACACAGGTGCTGGGAAAGTAAATGTAGTTGGAATAGATGCGTTATCTGATAATTGAACATCCTTAGGTTGAATAGTTACGTCAGAGAATGGAAGAATTTTGGTTGTTGGATATCCATTCTGCATAGTACGAATTTGACAGTTGATGGGAATCTTCTCATCTCGTGTCTTAAAGTAAACATCAACTTTAGTGATAAATGCACCACCTTTAGAGTCAACCAAGAATGATTGAGCAAGTGGATCCCACCATCCAATTTGTCTAACTTCTGTTCTTGTACTTTGAAGTGTTTGATTTTGAGTTACTGTGTCACGAACAATATCAGCATTTCTCACAGCAAGAATCGTTTCTTGCTGAGTCTCTAAAATACCAGCTGCTTCATATGTTGCCTCTGCAGCAGAATCAACATCACCAGGAATTCTAGAATCTTTAGAACTTGATGTAAATCTAAATACTCTTCTTCCAGTTCCCCATCTTGGATTAGCATCAATCGAAGGTGATGGAATAAAGAATACACCAGTAAGATTTCCACTTTGATCTGAAATAAGTCTCTTTTCTTTTACTACACAACGTGCCCCAGATGTTTGACCAAGTAATATCTCTCCTTGAATTGGATTTCCAAAGAATTGTCCATTGACTTGAGATGCCATTGCTTGAGTATCAATATTGATGACTCCAGTTGTAGATGCATATGATACTGGTAATAGACTTCCATCATATGGACTCAGTGAAAATCCATTATTAGGTGCCATTAATTTCATTCTTGAACCAGTAAGAAGACCAACTACAGTCTCACCTACCTGGAATGGAATGTTATTTGTTCTAGCATCTTCTGTTGAGTTTTTAATAACTTCAATAATCTTTGGAGTGCAATACACACTTACTGACGCAGTATCAAAGAATGGATACATTCTTGTTTTTGGTTTTAATCTTTGAATCTTAAATTCAATATTTCTGGATCTAATCCAAGGGATATTTGCTCTTGCGATTACACTATCACCTAAACTTTGACGATCAATACGTGGAACAACTTGAGTTCTTACACCTTGACGAGTTTGGTTAGTTGTTGTTGTGATATTGGTCCCTTGAAGAATTCTTCGTGGAGCACCAAAACAGAAGCAATGTTCAAGCCAACTTCCACCTGAACTAACGTTAGTTGTACCACTCCATGTAGTTTGCCATGAACCCCATTGGATTGGTGCAAAACCACTTTGGTCAGCCCCCAACCTTTCTACTGTTGCGTTGAAGTCACCTTCAACGTTGACAATTCTTTGAGGAGCACGTTGGGTATCTACCCAATCATCTGATGATGGAAGTAGATCAACACGACCAATAAAGGCAAACACGTTAAATGGGTTAACGTTCTCAACTCTAGATGCATATGGTTGATGTACAAATCTTACATTTTCATATGGTAAAGTGAGGATAGCATTATTAGCACTCTTAACAATATTAGTTGATGCTGCATCATTAAATTCTAAAGGTACATTGGTTGTATAGTGTGCAGGACGTAAGAAACCTGCAGTAAAATCCATAGAACATTCATAATCTGGATGATTTGTTCCAGCAGCAGTTAATGATGTAAAATCATCAACCATAAATCCATTTTTAAATTTATCAAACCCATCAGCATCTTTAATTGATAGAGTATTAGTCTCCATCTCAAGTAAGTTTAAAGATGTGTAATATTCAACTTGGTCTAAACGCTTTTCAATAACACCAATGTCTCTCATTGTGAAACGTCTATTGTTTTCACGTTTGATAATTACATCTTCTGGATTAAATCCATATGCTTGATGAGTTAGGGTTCCAAGAAGCATTGCATTTTGAAGATCATCTGGAGCTGTTGGACTTTCTGATGATTTTCCTTTAATTACTTGAAATTCTCTCTGGTCAGTCAAAAAGACTTTATCAATTCTTGGAAGATAGAAATCATAGTCACATCTAAAATCGGATTCTGGTTTTGGGATATCAGATACTGTAGCGTTGTTTGTTGCACCACCAGAAATGAAACTACGATCTTTAAAGTCTAAAGAGGCACAGTTTACGAAATAAGGATCATTTGGAGTTCCAGCCCCACTTAACACTGGGGTAATAGATGGTCTGAAATCAAGAACGTCACGTAATTCTTTCTTTTCTCTACCAGTACCAATGGCTGGAATTTCTTCATAATCAACACCAACATATGAAGAACCATTAAAATAGTCACCTGATGATTCATGAGTAAATCTATCAAATACAACAAGTAATTTCCTTAGAGGTGCAGTAGCATTTGCTCTTCTAATTATCTTAGAAACATCATAGAAATAACCATTTTGATTAGGATCTAAGTAGAAATTATTTGTAATTTCTTTGCTTCCCTCGATTACAGATCCCTCATTGTCATCAATTAATGCTTCAATAACTTGATCATTGGTATTAGTACCAATGACAGTCTCTCCTGGAATAAATTTACTAGTATTCTTATATACAAAATCACAATATAAAGTAACACCTGAGAAATTTACTACCATTCCCTTGGCACCAGATGTTTTACCTTGAATTAATGTACCTTTCTTAAAGAAAGCAGCGTCTTGCATTAACATCTTAGGCATCGCTGGCATTGAATCATTAGTTGACTCGTATACAGCATGAACCTTATAGACATCAGAACATCCTAATGCAATTTCCTCATCTTCAATTCTTGTTCCATAAATTGATCCGTATGATAGACCAAATTTGGTTACATCACCAATGATACTTGTTCTTTCAACTTTAAGAACATTCATTTTTGATGCTGTTTTAATTCTCTTTTCTACTTGGTTCTTAGATAAAGAAGCAATTAAACGAACAGAAGTATATCCAGAAAGATTACTAACTGTTAGAGATGTTCTAGGAGTTCCTGAGGTATTAAAACTAATCTTATCTTCAATATCAATAATTGTTCCCATTGTTGGAGCAAGGGAAATTAACATATAATGATCTTTATCATATGCTAAGAATTGCTCATCTGATGGAAGTGTAAGCGTGAAGTTATTGGAACCAGTAACTGTAATGTTATCAAAAGATCTAGCAACAATAACAGATTCATCAGCAACTGATTTAATTGATGCTTTTGGCATCTCAATTAAAAGATCTGCATATTGCTTATCTTTTAATTGTGGTCTCTTTCTGTAGAGTGAATTATAAGTACCATTTGATAATGTTGCACCAGACTCAAGAGTTAAAGTAGTGGCACTAGTTAATTTGTTGCTAATTAAACTACTCGTAGTATCAATTTTCTTAACTTGAGCATAAGCAGTTTCGGAGAAATAGATCATATCTCCTGGTCTAAGGTCTCTGGTAAAATTACTTAAAGTTCCTGTTAAAGTTGTGCTACCCGAAACAACAAAATTAGTTCCGCTTAGAATCTTTTTATCGTCTAATACTGCAGTAGCTTGAAATGTAACTACACTACTTGAATTTCTACCAAGAATCGCTTTAACATCGGAAAATTCATAGGTATACTGTGAAGATAAAGTTCCTAATTCAAGTCCATCCTTGACAATAATTTCACCCTCGATGAATTTACCATATACTTGATATACTTTAATTAAAGATCCAGTTTGATCAGATTCGACGAATGCTTTTGCTTTTGATGTTCTTCCTCTAATTACCATCCCCTGTACTAGGGTGACAGTATTTGAAAGTTTGAATAAACTTAAAGGTTGAACATCAAATAAGTACGATTTATATGTAGTTGCAGATGCAGTTACATCAGAACCATTATCATACTCAAAGATAGCAGTTCTAGCATAACCAATAATATTACCAGAAGCAGTTCCGTTTGAACCTCTTTGATCTCTAAGTTCAACTAACTGGTAGTTAGTTGTAATACCATTACCATTGATAATTGGTGAACCCCAAACATCATTAACTAATAAATAATTTCCCATATCAAATGGGATGATACTATTTTGTAGTGCTTTTGTATCTCTAGGTTTATCTAAATCTACATATGAAGGTGCAAGAGTTTCAGATTCAAATCCCTTAACATAAGCTTTTCCTGGTCCAATTTCAACAGCATACTTTGATTCTGATGGTGCATTACCTTGTTGAGTACGCTGTGTTGATACATAAACACCATTATTTAATCCATCATCCAGGGATTCACGCATTCTGATGTCAAAATCTTTAACCGTGTAGTTGCCAGATTCATCATACGTCCTGACCGCTAACATCTTTTCCAGTTCAGAATACTGGGTTCTCTCTACAAATTTTTCAACTTTTGAATTATTTAAACGTAGTAATTCGATGAAATTCTTATCGGTATCATCATCGATTACCTTCTTTACTAAAGTTGCTTTAATTCTAAATCTATGTGCCCCAGGAGCAGCATAATTAGATGTACCAGTAGCATTATCATTTAACTGTTCATCATCTTCTGGTGTGATGATTGATTCTGAAATTTCAAGACCAACACGGTATGATGGATAGTTTGTGTATTGATCTAAAACAATTGTTTGTGCAGGAATATCAACAAAATATCCTCTAATGAAATATACACCTGTGTTGATAGTTGCTGTGGATCCAATAGCAATAGCATTGGTTGGTAGTAACTGAGCAAATGGAGTTCCAACTTCAATTAGATTAGTACCAAATGTAATTTCGGTATCACATATTAACTGTTCATTGTTATTAAATGTTCTAATATCATTTTCATCACCACCAGCTTCGATATACTTAACATATAATGTGATATATCCTTTTTCAGACTCTTCCGATGATAATGTATAAATTACCTTTGCTTTAACACTAGTACTTAAACCAGTAATAATAGTTCCAACTAACTTTTCTCTATAATTCTCAACCGATGTCCCTAAGAAATTGGTCTGTAGAATAACTGCCTGGGCATTGGTATCGTAACCAATTTGTCCAGGAATAACCATAGCACCCTCTTTGAAGAGGTGTGTTCCTACAGATTCAATCTGATTCTGTAGGATAGATTGCATGGTAGTTAGTTCTCTTGCCTGAACTGGGAAACCAGGACGGAATAGAACCTTATAGAAATTACTTTGCTTGTCAAAATCATCATAATATGGTGAAATGTTTAGATTAGTATTCTGGGGCATCGGACTTACTACCTTAGAATTCGATTACAACTTTAATATCTTCGATCTGGTCTCCTGCACGTGAGATAGACCTTCTATTATCTATATAGATAACATCTCCAGAGTCTTTTTCAATCTCTGGTTTTGCATATCCATTTGTAAACTTCATACCCAAATCATATTCAGTATTATTAATAGTTCTTGATGAAGTATTTGGAATAATAGGAAAATTAACATCTGGTTCTGCAGTTGCACCAGACGATGCACCAATAACAGGGTTACCCCCTTCAAAATTTGCTAGAGCACCAGTAATTTCTGGGAAAATACCATCAATTCTATTCTGATAGTATTTTAATACTTTAGTTGTACTATTCCAGGAAATAACTCTACCACGTGCTGTAATTTGTTGACCACCAACGGTTCTAGTTTGTGTGATAATTTCATCAGTTTGGTATGAACCAGTAAATGATGGTGGGAAAATAACAGCATATGTACCAGATAGTGTTAACTCTGATGCAAGTTCTGTCGTACCAAATCTATTAGGATTAATTATTAATCCAATTCTACGGTAATCATTATCTGTTGGGAAGTCACCAGAACCTTCTGCATATGAGAACTTAGTATTGATCATGACACGATATCCACCCATTTCAAAAGATGGGTCTGATCCATGTCCACCACGAGGTGGAATGATTACCTCTAAAAGTGCTCCACTTCCAGTTCCAGCACCAATACCATTAATTTCATCGACAATAATCTGACCAAATGAATAATTAGATCCACCAGAAGTCACCGTTGCCGATACAATTTTACCACCATCAACAACAACTGAGACTCTTCCACCTGTTCCGTTTCCTTTAATTGGAACATTTTCATAAGTACCATTGTTATATCCAGCACCAGCTGATGCAATAACTACAGTATCAATTTCACCATCTGCTGCTTCTGCTTGTACTGCAACATCACTAAGGACGGGCATATACTCATTTGAGAAGAATTTAAGAACAGATCCAACAGGAATAGTATATACATATTTCCATCTATATCCATCTGTTGTTGTGATAATAGATGTTGAGGTTCCTGTTGGTTCTACGGTTGATGGCTTACCATTAGGATCAGATGGTGATGTACCATTAAAGATACACTTATAAACTTGATATTGCGAATTTACAACATAGAAATCAGCATCATATAGTTTTGTAGCACCAGAAGATGCTGTTTTAATTGAAGAGTAATCATGACGGTACATATCATAAGTATATCCCAATCCACCAGTTGTCTTCTCTGGTGGAGTCCAATCAATACGACGAATAACCTGAATCGTGTCGTTTGCTAAAACACGCTTCATTGAAATTAAATCATCATATACATCACTAAATTGTTGGAAAGAATCAATAGGATCTGGTGGGACATTTTCATTATCCCACTCCTGAGGTCTACCAATAAAGACATATAAACGATCTCTATTCGTTCCCGCAGCAATGTCAGATGCTGTTTTATCTGGTCCTTCAAGAGTCTTAATAAATCTCTTAGCAGCAAACACTCTAAATTGGTCAGTAAGTAATGCCATCTTGTTACTCTATTTTCCTTAGTTATTTATACTATGCAGTAGCAGTTTCATCTCTGACTAGAGTGAAATACTCAATATTTTTAATGTCAGCGTTTCCACCACCAGTTCCAGCAATAATTTCATTAATTTGATACTCATAATTAATGACTGGATCTGGAAAAACTGGTGATTTTACATATAAGTAACGCTTTAATTGAATGTAATTTGGATCTTCTTCTAATTCAAGTGGTTCTGGTTCCATAATAATTGCTATTGGTCTAGTCAAGTTTCCAATGATTGGTAATACTGGTTTACTAATTTCAATAACAGTGCTATTAATGATTCTCTTGATTGAAGATCCTTCTTGAATTACATCTCCAGCAACAATAGCACCTTCCTGAAGATCAACAGTATTTGAGACAGTAAGATAATAACTATCAGTTGCCATTTCTGCTGACGTTTCCCATATACCGTTTGTTAGTGTTCTGTAGAATACTACAGTTGTTTGAATGTTTCCAGTCTGTCCAATAGCAGTTCCACCAACTGTAAATGTATTGTTGTTATTTGGATCTACTAATAATTTAATTAATGAAGTATGCCTTTCACCATCAGTTAATCCAGTAACTTCAACCACAGAAGCTTCTAGTGGTGGTAAAGTAGCATCTCTAACTATTTCACCAACAGTAAATAATGTTGTATTTGATCCACCAGTATTTTCTTCAATACCATATAATGATGATGCCTTTCCACCATCTAAATTAGTTTCATCTTCAAAATCAGTTCCTTCATTATATAAGTCTGCGAACCCATCACCACCAGGGTAAAGTTCAGAATTAGGTAATACTAGACCAAGATAATCATCTTGAAATTTAATATCTTGTAAAATAGTTATTGGTTCTCGTAATGCAATGATTGTATCACCAACTGAAGGATCTACAAATCTATGTGGTTGTGTCGTTGCTGTGCCAGAAATTCCTCCAATAAATGCAATAACGTTACTCTTTTCGTTTGCTCTACCAGCATCAATAAATGCTAATTCATCAATTTCAAATATAACATATAGTGATTTTGTTGTAGGGTTCCAGTCATAGACTTTGGCAATTTTGTTACTTGCATTTGCAGCTGCTCTATTGACTCTATCTGAAACTTGGAAGGTATATCTAGATACACCAAATTGATCATCAGCACCTACATCTAAAACAAGTTTTTGATCATATCTAAAATTTATTCCACGATTACAACCAGTAAAACTATTTGCAGTTTTGCCAGTATATGAAATAATTTCTTTATTTAAGAATAAAGAACCTGATCCTGGGTATGGTGCAGTACTCTCAACCCAAATGGTGGAGTCTGATGGTTCGACATCTTTTATCAATCCAGTTAAATTTTTGATATCAGATGCATAACTTGCTCTATTTCTTACCTTTCTAATTAATTTTGTTTGCCTAGCAAAGATAACTTCTGGTTCAGATGTATACTTATTTCCACGATCAACTAGTTGAATATTATCAATTTCTCCTAGATTGATCTCTGCATATGCCTTAGCACCAGATCCTCCACCTCCAGATATAAGAACTAATGGATCTGATTCATAAAATTCTCCAGGATTTTCGATTCGGATCCTTTCAACTACACCAAATTCATCAACCCCAGCGACACCTTTTGCTCCGTCACCATTTCCCCCTGAAATTGAAATAACAGTATTACTTGGTAAATATTCTCTACCTTCGTTTAAAATTGATAGACCAGTAACAAATCCAGTAATTGCTCTAGCTTCGGCACCTTCACCTTGTCCTCCTCTAATTATTGCTGTTGTTTCACCAAAATAAGAATCACCTTGAGAAGTTAATTGAACATAATCAATTTCCCCTGTTAAATTACCTTCCAGATCTTTTTTGATAAACACCTTACCAATTGCACCCGCAGGATTAGATTCACCAAGTCCAGGGGGATTACTACCAATAATTTCAATACGAAGAGGATCATATCCATACCCAGGATCTATAACATCAACCCGAACAATTTTTCCATCTTTAATTACTGGATGTAATTTTGCTTCAGCAGTTGGAGTTCCAGCATTTGTGATAGAAAGTAAGGGTGGTCTATCTTGATCATATCCAGAACCACCATTTTCAACAATAACACTATCAACACCTAATAGTGAATTGAAAATGGGTGTAATTCTAGCTCCAGATCCAGGTACAATTGCCATTTATTTTATCATCCCTCTATGTATTTATTAAGCAGGTTTTGAATATTTTATTTTGGTTCTTGGAAATCTTTGACCCTGCTGAGTAGGTCTATTACCATCATTCTTCCTTGGATAAACTTCACCTACAAATTTACGAAGAGGGTTATAATACAAGTATCTGTTATTAGATCCACCTAAAGTTCTATATGGTGAAACATTTGGTGATACTGACGAATTTGGAAATTCACCTAGTTTATTCTTCTGTGATGTTTGTATTAATAAATTTCTTGCATCACCTTGCTGCATTCCTTGAGAAGATTCCATAATACATGCCAATAATCCAGAAACTTGAGGACTTGCCATACTGGTTCCTGATATAGAACCTAATTTATAGGTGGCATTTCTAGGGTCATCTCTTAGTGTAATTCCAAATTCAGAAGCGGCAGTACTATCATAAACTGATGAGATAATATTTGATCCAGGTGCCCAAACGTCAATTCGTTTTCCCCAGTTACTAAAATCTGATTTTGTTTCGTTTGAGAAAGTTCCAATAGAACCAATACAAATTACACCATCGGCAGCGGATGGTGAAGAACCACGGGAATGATAAATTGCTCCGTAGTTGTTAGTTTGAATATAGTTATTATAATCCTGTCCACTAGATATATCACAATTCCAGTAAGAATTTCCAGCAGATGAGATCACAATAACACCATCATTAATTGCATCTTGAATATCAGCATCCAGTGCGGCATATCTTGCTGGTATTCTATACAGATATGGGGTAGATTGACCCTGTGCTGGGACAGGAACTCCATTTTCCTCTAATGTTTGGACTACAATAGATGTAGCAAGACCACTTAAAGATGTCGTAGTTCCTCGATAGGTAACTGATGTAATCTGAGAAAGAAAAACATTATTATAAGAATATCCCCAACTATGGTTAGTGATTGTTGGATTTCTTCTTCCAGTTGCAGGATTAGTTGGTTTATTCTTATGCCAAGCTCTAAGATAATCAAACAGGTATAATTCCCAACTACCTGCAGGTGCTCCACCACCAGTATATCCAAATTCCATATTATAAATTGTAGAATTTCTTGCCCAACCTTGAGTATTACCTGCAACGGTTCCAGCAACGTGAGTACCATGGTTACTTGAAATATCACTATAATCATAAGCAGTTGTATATGCATATCCAGCATACTGACCATATTCAAACCAATCAATTTGATTTACCCTACTACCACCTGATCCATTTGAATTAACTGCAAATTCTGGATGGTTTGGATTGATATGAGCATCTACAATCACAACATCTACATGTTTACCACTACCTGTAGTTCTAACTGTAGCTGCCTGTGATGTCGTCGAATCAGTTCCCCATCCACTACGCTGAGATGTTTCTACACAACGTAATAAACCCCATTGTTTTTCAGAAAATGAAAAATTGGATGCTTTTTGGAAAACAGCAGTTTGTGACCAAAATGGAGTTACTTCTAAACCCAATTCTGAAGGTATTAATTCAACTGCAAGAACTCTATCGTCATTTCTTACTTGCTCTGCTTCCTCTTCAGTTAGCATGTAATGAGTATTTCTTGATATATCTCTCCTCATCGCACACTCAACTTTTCTATCTGGGATAGTAATACTACCTCCAGGTGTTTCCATGTCCTCATAGAAATTATTTAAATCATCAAAATTCTTTAATGTTACAATATATTCTTTCATTATGCCTCTAACTGTAAGAGTGTTAATGTTACGGTAATCGTATTTGATGAACCAGACTTATTAACTACTTTTAGGTAAATATTTGATCCTGGAGTTGAGTCATTATTGAAACCAAAAACAGCGGGAGTCATAAGTTGAGTCTGTGCTCCAGACGTAATAACCTCAGCAATAACTCCAGATCCATTAAGTGGATCTTCGTCTTCTGATCTTGTATAATCAGATGCTCTACTATTAGAGTCAGTATATAAAGTTACCCATGCAGCAACATTAGTTTGAACTTTTAATAATGAATAGGATTTAAATCCAGTAACTTCAGCATACCCAGAAGCCCCATCACCAAGTTGAACCGTTGTTGTCGATACAGTTGTTCTTGATGATAGACCTACTAATTGTTGAGATAACTCATCATAATCAGCAATTCTTTTCCAAGCACTGTTATGAGAATAATATAATCTTCCAGTAGAAGTTACCTTAGCAATCATTCCATTTTTGGTGCTTGCTGTAGGTAAGTTTGGAAGATCGTTATAAACTGCCCAGTTTAAATCATTAGAATTTCCTGATGTTGCAACACCTGCTAAAGATGGTTTATTTAAAATAGCAGCAATACCAGTAGTTGCATTCCAATCAGATGCAACTTGTGCTTGAGGAATACTTGGTAGGTTGGTTAGTTCATTATAACTAAGTACAGAAGGAATATACTTTTGACCATTTGATTTTAAAATTTTACCAGAAGTAATATCATCAATTTCAATTTGTAATGCTGTACCATTACCCAATCCAGCATAAAGTTCATCAACCATAGCATTGAGTTTTGATGCACCAAATCTCAAACTATCACCAGTTCCATCATTTGGTGTTGTACCAATATTTAAAGACTGTTTTGCCATCTGACCGATTCTTTTTCCTTTAGTATTTATGTTTGATCCCAACTTAGTTGAGTGTTATCCATAGTTGCTTCACTACTGTCAAGTTGTGGATTAAATCCAGATGGAAGATCTGGAACAACATTACTTACCTCTACAGATGGATAAACATATCCACTTCCAGGATTAGCAATATCAACCCTATAAACACCAACTCTTGCTAAAATTTGTCCATCAAATCCAGTAGGTGAAAGGATATCTACTGTTGGTCTTGCAGTATATCCAGAACCAGGAGAAGTAACCAAAGCACTATCAATTCTTCCTGATTTAATTTCAGCAACAGCAGATCCATTTCTACCTTTAACTGATCCAGAATATTCGTAGGTTACCAAAGAGTTTGCTGATTCAATAACAGCAACTGTACGATTAGATTCTTCACCCTCAATGAATAATTCATCCCCAATTTCAATAGGTGGTACAACAGTGGCAGAAACAACGTCTGCATCAGATCCAACGTATGAGAAAGCAACAAATGATGATCCAGCTCTGGGGATTTCTGAGAAAGTAATTCTTGAACCAATCAGTTTAAATCCGATTCCAGGTTCCTGTAAAACACCATTTACTGCAACAATAATATTATTTTCAGGTAAAATAACACTAGATTGAGAACCTTGAGTAATTGTTAATGAATAGAAAGTTCCACTTAGTTTTAAGTTAAATGAACTTCTTAATGAATCAAAGTCAAAAGAAATGTCATCTAGCAATCTTAATTTACCAACATAGTATGCATGGAAAGTAGATCCAGCGGCTGGAGCTTCAGTAAATTGAATATTATCTGCAAATACGGTATAAGCATAATCAGCACCAGGTGGTTGTAAGATACCATTTACAAATACCAATAAATGACCATCACTATCTGGGAAATATGCTGCTGAATTAGTGGTTAACTTAAATGATGTTAATGAACCATCAAATCCTCTAGCATATCTATTTGCTCTTGCTACAACCTCACCAACTGTTAATGAGATTAATTTAAATCCTTCAGAGGCAAGAATCTGTTGATTAGGTAAGAAAGTTCCCTCAACTTCAGTTAGCCAAATTTTATAAATGGTTCCAGATTGATCAATTCTAGTGATTCTTCCAGATGGATTAGACGATGTTGTAACTACAGAAAGTGCTTGTGAGTAAATCTTTGGTTGTAATGTTCCAGCTTGGAATACACCAATAGTGCTACTTCCACTTTGTGCTGCTGAATCAAAATTAGAAGTTTTATTACCAACATACATAACACCAGTATCTGGATCGTAATTAATCACAGTTGCATACTGTCCTGTTGGCAAGTTATTGACAATTACATCTAATTTATCACCTTGATCGAATGATATATTTTGTCCACCAGTTGTTACAATAGCAGCAGTATTGACATTAATTAAAGTCACAGTAGAACCTTTAATATATTCACCAATTAATGGAGTTCTAAATCCCTGAGGATCAAAACAGGTTACGATATATTCAGATTCTGATGAGTATACATAATCACTTCTACGGAATTCTCCAGAAACAGTTTCGGTATCTAAAGTTAATTTACCTACTGTGTTATCTAGAATTGCTCCACTATTATAGTTCCATTCAGTAATTGTAGCTGACGTATTACTTGTCTGGGAATAAATTTCATCATCGACACCAAAAGATCCCATCATCTGCTTAAGTGATAATCTATCATCAACTGATGTAATTGTAGCTTCAGCTAAAGACACATCACCACTAATAAATTCACCAATACTAAATGTTCCAGTGATATCAATAATATCAATGTAAGTTTCACCATCAGTTTGATATACAATTGCGGTATCACCTGTACCTGTTGTGATAGTTTCATATTCCACAAACATAGGTGGATTCTGAACCTCTGGATCAAATTCAATTTCTATTCTCTTATAAATCTTTCTAATTTGGAATTTATTGTATATAATCTCAGATACTTCAGCATGGGTTGTACTTGTTGAACCATAAATAAACGCTGAAGGTTCCATTCCAATTGAATATGGAACAGGAAGAGTTCTAGATGCATATGTAATTGATGGAATTTCAATTCCAGGATCTCTTGTCTGACTTGTAATTGATGAAGGTGTTGTGATAATTGATTTGTACAAATCAATTAATGTATCAATATAATTTGTTGTAGCACCAATACTTAAAGTTAATTCAGTATATCTTGGTTGATTTGTTGTTGGACCAACTAGATTCAATGTTTGGGCAATTGCTTTATTTGTCCAAAATTTAATTCTATCTAAATGGTAGTTCAATTGAACTGGATTATATCCACTAAATGCAATAAAATTATAGAATGCATCCAACCAACTTAAACATCTAGCGTATGCTTTTGCGTTACCATTGGTAACCAAATCATATAACATATCATTTACGATATCAACACCAAAATTAACATTTCCAGGATATAATGGATACGCTGCTTTGGTATCATTATATGCCTCATTTACAATGTAACTCTTATTGAATAGAATTAGTTTAGCAGC